TTACCCACGTTTGGATGCGCCACGGCTATTTTGTAGGGCTGTGATGTTGTCGCCGACTGGGTGAGCGAATTCGTGTGGTGTCACATGCCCATGGCGGTTGGCGTCGATGTAGTTGCTCCACCACGCCATGATCAGCCTGCGCTGTTCGAGGAATTCGGCCTTGTGGATATACGCGGCACGCACACGGTTGCGTTCCTTGTGGCTCATTTGTCTTTCGATGGCTGCGTCGGTCCATAACCCGGACTCCAGCAGAGCGCTACAGGCCATGGTCCTGAAGCCGTGGCCGCACACGTCCTTGCTGGTGTCATAGCCGACGTTGCGGAGCATGGTGTTCACCGTATTCTCGGACATGGGCTTCCAGTACTTGTGGTCGCCCGGTAGCACCAACTCTGAAAAGCGACTGAGGCTGCGCAGGCGCTCCAGTATTTCGATGACCTGCGGCGATAGCGGAACCATTTGAATGTCGCCGTTTATTTTGGTCCCGCGTGTGGAGTTGCGTACCCCTTCAATCGGTGCGCGCGTATCTGGGATTTCCCACATGGCGCGTTGAAGGTCGAACTCACTCCATCGAGCGAAGCGTAGTTCGCTGGAGCGGACGAATACATGCAACGTCAACAGGACGGCAAGGCGCGTCAGCTCGCGACCGTTGTAGTTGTCGATGCGCTGTAGCAGTTCGGGTAGGCGGTTGAGGGATAGGGCGGGGCGATGGACTGTGCGCGGCGCGTGGATCGAGCCTGCCAGATCCAGCGCGGGATTCATGGTGATCTGCCGAGCCCTTTTGGCCCCGCGCATGATGGTGGATAAGTAGTTCTGTACCCTTAACGCCACATCCAGCGTGCCGCGTTCCTTGATGCGCTGGGTGATCTCTAGCAGGTCGTGGGTATCGAGTTCAGCGATGGGTCGTTGGCCTATCAGCGGGAAGACGTGGGTGCGCAGTCGGCTCATTACGGTTTTTGCGTGGCCTGCGGTCCAGCGGCGGGACATATCAGCGTGCCACTCCAGGGCAACGGTTTCGAAAAGCAGTGCCGCCCGTTGGGCTACGATCTTGGCCTTTTTCTTTTCTTCCATTGGATCGAGGTTGTCTAGCAGTAACGCCTTGGCTTCGTCTCGCTTACGCCGTGCGACGGAAAGGGTAACGATGGGGTAATTGCCGATGATGAGCGTGCCTTCCTTGCCGCTGGGCTTGGTGTACTTCAAGCGCCAGGTCTTCACGCCATTGGGTTTGACGAAAAGGTACATGCCGCCGCCGTCGAACAGTTTGTAGGCGCGTTCGCGGGTTTTGGCCGTGCGGCATTGCAGGTCGCTGAGGGGGATCGCTAGACGTGGCATAGGGGTACGCGCTCCTGACCGGAAAATCGCAGTACCCCTAACATACCCTCGGGGAAGGGGGATTTTGTTGGATCCCGACAGAGGGTCCTGGAACGAAAAAACCCGCCGAAGGGCGGGTTTTCGGGGCTTCCAGAGCATTCGGTGGAATGCAATGGAGCCTAATGTGGTGCCGGCACCAGGAGTCGAACCCGGGACCTACTGATTACAAGCTAGGTGCTCAAAACATACAAATCAATGAGTTACGTGATTCCTTGTTACGTGCTGAAACGCCAAAGCCCTCGTAGATAGCGGGCTCTGGTTCGCTTGTTACGTGGGGTTTTGCTCAGTCTGCGGACGGGGAAACGGTGGGGATGCTTAGGTCGTAGACGTCCATCATCTTGGGGTCGCGGTGGCCGCTGGCTTCCTGCTTGTCCGCCCGGTTACCCACGGTGTCGGTGATGCCGCGTCGTTTCAGGTCGTGCAGGGCAAACCGTTGTTCCGGCGTGATGAAGTCGTCTGCAAGCGCCAGGGTGATGAACCGTTGCCAGGCTGTATCTAGGCTGGTTTTGCGCAGTGGGCCCCCGTGGCTGGCCACGATGATGTTTCTGCGTGATGGTTGGATCGGGATCGCGGTTTTGCGTTTGGCCCATACCTTGGATCGATAAGCCTTTGCGTTGTCCCAAGCTTTGCGCAGCCGTGGCGTCCAGCGAACGATATTGTCACGGCTGCCCTTGCGACGGTTGGTCAGTATCCCAGTCGCCAGTTCGTTTTCATCGGTCAGGGTCACAACCTCGATTCCGCGCAACCTGCAGAGATAGGCCAGCTCCATGACGTAGCCCAGGTATTCAGGGCAGCCACCTTTCTCGTTGCGCTGCAGTAGCCCCCTGGCAATTGCCCGATCGATGAGAGCGTCCATGACCTGGTGATTCGGTAGGCGGCGCTGCTTGCGCTCTACAGGCGCTTCAATGCCCAGGGCTGGGTTCACTTCGAGGAAGCCGCGATTGCGGCCCCACTGCAGCACACGACGCAGGTAGCGTAAAGCGTGAGCGGCCTTTGATGGTGTGCCTTGGTCCGCAAGTCGGTCAACGATCCGCTGCACCAGAGCAGAAGTGAATTTCCGAACAGCCAGATCCCCCAGCGGTTTGCCCAGCTTGGTGGGAATGTTCAGAAGAACATCGCGGGAATAGCAGTAGTCATCGTGGGTTTTCGCACTTAGCTTCTTGTACCGATCGCTGCCGTGGAACTGGTCGCAAACGTAGCGGAGTGTTCCCCGGTCGACGTTGGAAGCTTCGTCCATGATTTGGTGCAGCTCTGCCAACGAAACGCTAGCCGGTGCAATGTTGCGCCGGCGCTGTGTGCCTGTCTCGTCACGATGAAGGCTGTACCAGACGCCTTCGTTTCGCTGATCAAAGTAAACGGCCGCTGGGAGAGCGGCCTGGTCGATGTGGGAGGGGATATGCGGATTATGCTTCCGCTTCCTTGCTTTCCTCATAGGATGTCGGCGTCGTATCGCTCTGCAGCGGCAGGCTTCATGCCTGCGGCTTGGTTGATAAGGTCCAGCGTTGTCCATGGTCCAGTGCGGCCGCGGAACAGGCGAACGCCCTGGTCGATCAGCGAGCGTTCAACATCAGACCGGCGTTGATACCCGGTGATGCGCTGCAGGTCGGTGAATACCAGGACGTTGTCCGATCGGGAGTTCATTGCTAGCCCTCTGTAAGCTGGAGCACCCCGGGCAGTCTAGCGCTGCAACCGGGGCATGATTGTTAGAAGTTGGGATGCAAACTGCTGGAACTATTGATTGGCCAACAGCTGCGACACAAATGTCCTCTCACTCGCAGTGAGATCACCTTGCAGGTGGGCCATGGTGGTGAATGCCTCAAGGCGGATCCGCGCGTCGGGCGTCTTGTGGACCTGATAATCGAAAAGCGCGGTACCGACGATGCGGATGGCCATCAGGTGTCGCGCCTCGCACATTCCGTCGCCTGGCGCTGTGGTAGCCTTGTCGTCGCTGCTGCTGTGGTGCTTCGCTTGCATGGTGTTGCCCTCAGTGGTGGTTGGTGCCGGGGAGCTGTCACTCCTCGGTACCGCCTAATTACCGGCCTTCGCCGGTAGTGGTTGGTTGCACTTGCCTCACCAGGTGGATCACCAGGTTCTCTAGCTCGATCACCTCGTCCATGGCTGACTGCCATTCCAATACCGCCAGGATCTGCTGCCTTGTGCACTGCAGAACCAGAAGTTCATTCTCCGTGGCACCACGGACTTCCAAAATCTCGACCAGGCCAGCAGCGCTATATGCCTCGGCGTGTACCATTAGGCTGGCCTCACCGATCCACTCCTGCAGCTCCATGAAGTGCTTGAGCTGTTTCGTGGTGCCGTCCCGACCTTCGCCGGTGATGATTTGAATGTGCATGGCGCTTACTCCCGGAAGATGAAGCAACGCATGGTCGACGGGATGTGAGCGGTAGGCGCCATATCCTGCTGACGTGCTCGGATCGCGCTTTCCACACGTTTCTGAGTGTCCAAGCAATGGTGAGCACGGCAGTCTTTGAGCAGTCGGCGCAGCACTGCCAGGTCCGGAATGCGCTGGCGGTGCTCCAGGGCGACTTCGGCAAACTGGTTAAGATTGATGGCAATCAAGCCTGGCTTTTTGCTGTGGTTGACCATCGGGGCAGAGGGCAGCGATTCCAGGTAATCAAACACCTGCCAAAACTCGTTCACCTCCTTCGGATCGGTGCTGATCGCCGCCTGGCGCTCGTTGGCCGCTTTCAGAAGGTATTTGCGACAGGCCTGAACCATGTGGTCTGGGATAGCGATGACGAGCTGCAGGCAGTCCAGCAGGGCCAGCATCATGCTGTGGTTCTTGATGACCCGATCGGATGCCAGGTTACGGCTGGCCCATAGCTCAGCGCGGTATTGGGGATACAGTTCCGCGAAGCGCTTGAGCACCAGCGGCTCGGCGCGCATTGCCTTCACCATGAAATGGCTGACGTGTTCCAGTTCGGTCTGAACAATTGCATCAGCAGCCTTGCGGCTCTTATCGGTGATCACCGGCTTGAGAAAAGGCAAACGGACGATACGGCTGATGATCGCTTCGTGGCCGGTGACGATGGCGTTCTGAGCGATAACGATGGACGCGCGAAACGGCGGCTCGTAGGTATCGTTGCTGTTGGACTTGACGCCCCGGGTACGCAGGGTGCCGCCGCCATAGAAGTCTTTGAACTGGTCCCACTCGAAGGCCTTCGTATTGTCCTCGTTGGTGTTTCGGTCAGCCTCAAGAAGCACCAATGGCAGGTTGGCCACCTGGCCCATTGCTCGGCTCAAGCCTGAGAACGAACTTTTGGCCGGATCGAAACCCTCGTAGGTCCGCCCGAACAGCTTCCAGATGAACTTGATCAGCGTGGTCTTGCCCGAATCGGGTTCACCCGACATTTCCAGGAACGGAAAGCTCTCATGTTCGGCCCGGATCTGTTCGGCGAACAGCGAGCCAAACCAATAGGTGAGGGCAAGAACTCCATTTTCGCCAAAGACAGTCCACAGGTCTGGCAGCCAGTCTTCGCGATAACCCTTACTGTCCAAGGCCACTTTGATTTTTACCGACTTCATCAGGCATTTGACGCGCTGCTTTCCGAACTCGAAATAGTCCTCGTCGTTGGCCTTGTAGATAGACCCGCCGTGGATAGCGATGTCGTTGAAGATGTACGCCTTGTGATCGCGGCTGTAACCCAAGAAGTCGATCGTCTCGACGGTTTTCAGGCGTTCGGTTTGACGAATAATGATCTGGTCCAGGTGCTTTTGCGTGCCAAGCCAGGTCGCGCCCGAGTACATCAAGCGGGTCTTAAACTCGCTGCTAGAGGAGATTTGCTTCGGCGTGAATGTGTAGTTCTCGCCATGGTCGTCGTGGATCCCCAACACCTGGAAGTAGAACCACGCCTCGTTGGTGACGTCGTTCACCTGCTTGTACAGCGCCTCAAAACGGCAGTTGGCCAGAAGCTTCAAGCTGCAAACGTTCTGCAGCACCTTGCGGCGGGCAGCCTTGTCGTTGAGCTGCTGGTCATCGTGGTCTTCGCTGGTCGCTAGTGCCTTCTGTTCCTCCTCGAGCTTCGACAGATCGAACTTGGCCCAGTAGGTCTGGTTGCCGAAGTCAAAAGCGAACTCTGGGAAACCTTCCTCCCAGGTGTACATCAGCAGCGCCTTTTCTTTCGGCGAGGGGGCCAGCAGCAAGTCACCCTCATGGCGCGCAGCATCCAAGTCACGCTTGCGCTTGTCATTGCGCGCTTTACCTTCTTCTTCGAACTGCCAGCGCTGGTGTAAGTCGTTCCAGTCGACTTTCTTATCCCGCTGGGGAATGAGCGCTGCCTTGCAGGTGAAACCCATTTCACGTGCCTGTTTGACCCAGCGCAGCAGGTAGCCGCGAGCAGTTGGCTCGTTGTCCAGGGCCCATACCAAAGTGGGCAAGTTGCCCGGTCGCTGCTCGACCAGACGTTTCAGCGCTTCTACTGGGAAGTTCACACTCGACATGGCCGATACCGCGTCCACGTCGTTTTGCACCAGGGCGGTGGCATCGAAGATGCCCTCGACAATCCAAAGCTCTTTCACCTTGGCCAGGTCCACATTCGGCGGGCACCACAACTCGCCCTGGGCGCTATATTGGGGCTTGAAACGGGCTTTCATCTTGCCGAAGCGGGAAGGGCGATCGATCAGGCGTTCCCAGTAGCCATCGTTCGGCAGGGGGAATCGAATCGTGGCACTAGACTCTTTCGTTTCGTGATTGACGTAGTTTTCTTGGGTGAACCAACCGGTCATAGCTCCGGCATTTAAACCACGGGCAAATTCCAAGTAAGCACGCGCGGTTACGGTCGGATCGTTGTCAGTAGCCGGCGCGCGCTTGCTCCAGTCCTCAAACAGGTCCTCATAGATTTCTTTGACGTGCTCGATATGGCCGCAGCGCTCCGGCCGGCCGCAGCGGATCTGCCAGGGTTTGTCGTGGCGGGCATACAGTTCTTTCTTGTTGCAGGCAGGGCAAACCCCGCCCCGCATGTAATTCGTGCCTACACGTAGCTTCAGGCCGAAGTCATCTTCCAGCCGCTGAAGTAGTTGGGTGCGGATATCTTCATTCATCATTGACATTATTTCGCTGCTTTTAAGCTTTGAGAGAGCGCGGCCATCAGGCGTTTTTGTGCTGCCATTACCGGGACGTGCGCTAGGATTGCGCCGTGGCGAAGACCGTCCGCTACAAAGCGAAATTGGTCGTCGTACCAATGTTCATTGAGGCTCAAGCGGTACTGTTCACGCAGTGCAGCCAGCAACGCTTCGGCCTCGGCCGGGGGCAGTTGAGCTGTGACAATTACGGCGTTTACCATCAGGAAACCTCGATCGCGGGCGCAGTTCACCCAAACCCACGAGACGTGGGGCCGGCGTTTGGTTTGGGTTGGGTGCTACGAGTGCGCGGAGCGCAGACGGACGTTGTCCGGGGTGTTCAGGACGCGTTGATAGATCAGGCTGACAGGCACGAACCAGCAATGCCCTTTAACTGGATCGCGAATCACTACAACGGTCTCGGTGCTATGGTCCAAGATGAGACGCTGACGGAAAGCGATTTCCATTAGCTCGATGTGGGCAAGGGAGGTCAGTCTGGTTGCAACCGATTCGGCCACGTCGAAGCTGGTCACCAGGTGGTTGATGGCGCGGTTAAGAAGCGCCGACAGGTCGCCCAGGTGCTCGGCTTGATGGCGCTCAAGGAAAGCCAGCGCGGCGTTCTGCATGCATTCCTGATAGTCCAGGGCATTAGTTTGGGTGGTCATTTGGCTTTCCCCGATTTGGCGCGGTAGAGATCGATCGCGGCATACACTTCGGCGGTGCGTGCGGCCATGTGCAAGGTATGGGCGTTTTGGATCAGCTCGGCCTCAACGTCGGTGATCACCCCGTCATCAAGTGCCTGGGCAATGATCTGGTCGACCGTCCCTTGTTTGGCTGAACTCTGCATGGCCCGTGCGTACATCTCCACGTTATCCAGTCTGTCTGGATGGACCACTGGGACGAACATGCCGCCGTACATTGCTGCGACATAGTTGGGCAAGTGTTGGGTGCCAGTGACCTGCTCTAGCTGGAAGATCTGCGCATCGGTCAGTGGGCGGCAGCTGTTGTTCTCATAAGCATGGTTATCAAACTTCTTGAGCGGCAGGCCGATCCGGGCGGCTGCACATTCGCGGCCACCTGAGTAGCTGCAAATAATTGCGCTGACCACTTCCCGGCGCGTTTTTAGAACTCGACTTTTCATCTTCTGCTGTTCCCTCAGTGCCGTGGCCATTACTGTGCAATCACGCCGTCTTTAATACCGAGCAATACGGCGGCGCGATGTGCCTCCCCCCGGCGACCTTTTTTACGACCGTTCAAAAGGTCGCTGACCAAATTCTTATTCAGTGAATGAGTGCGGCAGAATTCCGCAATGCTCATCCCTTTGCGATCCAGAGCCTCCCGGGCTTGCTCGGGTGTAAGGGTGGCGGGCATAGTGTTCGCTCGTGTGCGTTCGTGTGGATTCGTGTTTGTACGGCGCTGATTATGACCAGTTTATTTGTCCTGTAAAGGGGCTAAAGTTTGAGAAATTTGTCCTCGGGAGAATTCCCAGATGTAAGTGCGGGCGAATGCTTGCGCGAAGAACGAGGTCGTTTGGGCCTCAAACAAGAAGAAATGGCGCAGATTGGCGGCGTAACCCGAAATACCCAGGGTAGCTATGAGCGTGATGAGCGGCGCCCTGATACTGGCTATTTGAAAGCCTTGCATGCTGTGGGTCTGGACGTCCTCTACGTCATAACAGGCGTGCGGACTCCCGAACCTGTAGGGGATCTGAACGAGGATGAAGAAGTGCTGGTAAAGCGATATCGAAGCATGCCTTCCGATGACCAAAAATCTGTGCGTCGCTTCGTCCAAGCCATTGCCGACGATGTGGCAAAAAGCTCGAATTAACTTGTAACAAAGCTTGTATCGCATCCAGGCATCTCCAGTTCTAAAGCGAATCCCTGCCCCGATAACGTCGATTCAGCAATGCATTTCATGGAGTAATTAGCATGTTGGATCGCACGAACAACGAACGCGCCTGCGTGGAAGTCCACGATTTTGAATGGCTTGCCCTTTCCAAAATTGAACGTAGTTTCATTGGTTTGTATCGGCAGTTGAACGAAGAGGATCGGCAGCAGCTCAGGCGCCTTACCGAGGCATTGGCCACCGTTCCAGAGGAGTCGGTAGCGAGTTAATCGTTACTGCAGGAGCGTCACTTGCCTTCAGGCGTAGCCTGGTCGCCGGCCTGTATCGGTCGGCGTTTCAGTCGAGTCACGCCGCTCCCAGTTGGTCGAATAGCTCGCGCTGCTTGGCCCTTGGCATGTCTCTCAATCGATCAAACAGCATTCTTTCGTAGGATTGAGCGGAGGGGCTGAGCGTGTGTGAAAACGTCAAATTCGCTACCCATGTGTGCCCGCACGTTGCGTCGAGGCACTGGCAGTAGAGCTTGGCAAAATCCCGCGACAGTTCTTCGCGTGAAGCAATCCGGCCCTTATTCCCGCATTTGCATACAACTCTCATTGTGTCCCTCCCCAGGGCAGCCAATAGCCACTATTTTGCCACAATTTGTAGTGGTAATAGCTGCTTTAAGACGTTTTTACGGTGTTATCGACTGGTGTTTTGGTTTCTTGCCAAGATATTTTCCTGTCGCGCCGCAACGTGTCGTTCAACTGATCGAACAGCTGACAAATCGGCCTGATCTCGTTGCTGGTGTACACGCGATCGATCTTCTCAATGTCGCCAAACCCCCCGCTGTTTTCCGGGATGATCCCGGCCAGGGCAGGGTTCATGCGCCAAGCGGCGATCACGTCGTTGCGCGTGATGTTCTTCACCTTCTCCAGTTCGTCCTTGGCCTGAAAATCTCCCACGGGGATGATCTGGATTGCGTTTTCCTTGCCGTTGGGGATGTTGACGAACATCGAGCGGAAGTTGCCCACGCCCTTGCTGGCACTTATCTGGGCGCGCAGGTTGTCTTCGTCTTCCTCGGTCAGATCTGGGTCGTTGGTGTAGAAGATGTAGCCTGCGTGCGCACCGTTGCTGTAGTAGCGCCGGCGGAACAGGGTGGCGGCTTCGTTGAGCAATAGCGCCTGCAGGCCGCCCAGGTAGTCAGGCACGCCGTAGATGTTCTGTTCCACGTCGTAGTCCAGGACGTGTTCGATTTCGTTCTGCTCGAAGTCCATGTATTTGCTGTCGGGCAGCAGCATCCGGAACCCGCCGTCGACTTTCACGCGCATGTTGATGGCCGGCAGGTGCTGCATCTCCAACACTTCGCCAAAGGCATTGGTGTCGCGATAGAAATACGCTTCGCCAAACACCATGTAATCCAGGCTCGCTCGGCCCATCGTCTGCGTGCTGCAGCCCTCGGACGGGATGAATTCACGCAGCAGCAGGTTGCGTTTGAACTTGGGAATGGCGCCGTGGTGCGCGTTGGCGCGCAGCAGCTTGGCCAGGCCCGCCCGCGACACCGGCGGCTTGTAGATCTCGCCGTCGTCGCTGAGGAACACCCCCAGGTACTCGCCGATGTTGCCGGACAGCACCTGTTCGGGTTCCCCGAAGGTGAACGCCCGCATGGGATGTTGCTGTCGCGCTGGTTCGCTGGTTTGGGGCTTTTTGTGTCGTGGCTTGGGCATGGGTTCCGCTCGTTACATAGCGGCTACGGCGCCGCTTGTTGGTGTTGAGGGGTTCATTGAACAGGGCGTGCATGATCGACCAGGCGATATCGGCGTGACCGGTGGCGTCGGTACGCGAAGCGCTGTAGGTGACTTGGCCGCTGGTGGTGGTTCCGCGCTTGATGGTCAGGAATGCCTGGGCGATGTCGGTCCAGCCGGCATCCCACTCAATACGGCTGCCCTGGATCGTGTCCTGGGCCTTGAGGACCAGTAGGTTCTTGGTCTCAAGGCTGTAATGGATTGGCGTGGTTTTCGGGTAGAAGTCGCGCACCAGGTCGAACACGCCATAACCCACGCCGGTAATGTCGATACCGATGTGTTGGACGTTGAAACGCTCGGTCAGCTTTTTGACCTGTGCGGCCTGGTAGTTGAACGAATGCCCCCGCCAGCTGTGCTTTTCCAGGATGCGGAATTTCGCCCCGGGTTCCAGCGGCGGGGCGACCACCACGCACGTGGCGTCGTCGCGGGTGCGGCTCGGATCGTAGCCAAGCCACACCGGGCTGTTGCCGAAAGGCCGGTCCAGTTCTGGGTTGTAGTCCTCCCACAACGACAGGTCGGAATAGCAGCGCTCCAGATCCTTGAGACCGAACGCGCTCTGGCTGCTGTCGATGAACTTGCAGTAGAACAGCTGCTGGAATTTGTCTTCGTCGTACTCCAGCTGCAGTTGCTCTAGGTCGAACAGATCGCACCCGCCATCGATCGCGTCCTGGATGGTGATGGTCTTACGCCATTGGCCATCGGGGCACAGTGCGCCCTGGGTGTAGGCCGCCTCGGTAGGCCAGGTGCCGCCGGCTTTCTTGCCGCGTTTGCTGTTGCGGAATTCTTCCCCCGACCAAAACGGGTATGCCTGGTGTGACACGGCGCTGGGCGTCGAGAAGTAGGTTTTGCGCCACTTCTTGTGGGTGCCCATGGCGCTGGCCACGGTGCTGAGTTTTTCGAAGTCGCGGATCCAGAAATACTCATCCACGTACACATGGCCATGGTAGCCCTGGGCGGTGCTGCTGTTGGTCGACAGGAAGCGCAGTTCGGCGCCGTTGCTGAGCGTGATCGGGTTGCCGGTCAGCTCGATGTCAAACCACTGTTTGGCAAACTGGATGATGTAGCTGCGGAAGATCTCCGATTGTGAGCGGCTGGCCGACAGGAACACCTGGTTGTCGCCAGTCAGCACCGCATCCATGAACGCTTCGCCGGCGAAGTAGTAGGTCAGACCCACCTGGCGGCTTTTGAGGATGTTGCGGATCCGGCTCGTCAGCGGGTTTTGTTTGGCCGCGAACAACTCCTGCTGATAGCGGTACATCTTGCTGATGAACTTATCCAGGAAGTCGACTTCGGTCAGCCCGCTGATGTCGTTCTTGGCCTTCTTTTCCTTTTTCCTGTCGCCGCCTTCGCCACGGCTGGAGCGTTCGCCACGCGAGCGTTTGCGTGGTTCCTGGGGCTCGCCCTGGTCGTCGCCGTTTGATGGCGCCACCGGTGCGGGCTTGGCCGCTTGTTTCAGCAGTCGTTCGCGAACAACGGTCAGTCGGTCTAGTTCGTTCAGATCGTCTTTGGACAGGCTGCCAACCTTGTCCAGGAGCAGGGTGATTCGTCGGCCGACGGCGGTCAGCGGTTCTTCGTCCGACAGCATGTCTTCCCACCCGCCCTGGCGGATCCAGTAGTAGACGATTCGTATGTTGGGCAGGTTGAGCTGCGCCTGAATTTCCTTGGCCTTACAGCGGCGCAGAAACAGGCGTTTGGCGGCTTCTTTAACTTCGGTCGAGTAGTACATGGGCCGCAGTCTATGCGGCGAAAACGCGGGAAACTCGGGGTTAAATTCCGTGATCCGCCTATATCGCGAATATAGGAGAAACGCGCATTTGAACCGTTTGTTTGAGGGCTGACGGCTCCCTATCTTGGCGGCTCATTCAGCGATTGAGCGCAGTTAAACCCATGCCCCGTTCCCTTGTTTCGTTCTGGAAACGTGTCGCCACCAGCGGAGCAACCGTTGATGGGCGCGTAATCCTTCCCCAGGAACTGCGCGACATCGCTGAAACCTACAAACCGTCCTTCTACACGGCGGTGATCTGGTGCGACCACGAACGTTGGCCAGGCTCCCACGGCACCGTCTACGCGGTGCGTCTGGTGGAAGAAGCCGAAGACCTGGAGCCCGGAGAAGTGGCGTTGGAAGCGCAATTGAAGCCCAACGACCGCCTGCTGTATCTCAATGACCAGGGCCAGAAGCTATTCAGCAGCATCGAAATTACCCCGGACTTCCGTGGCAAGGGCAAAGCCTATCTGACTGGTTTGGGCGTTACCGACCAGCCTGCCAGCGTGGGCACTCAGGAACTCTACTTCTCCCACAAGAACAACCGCGCCTCCTACTACGCCGCGTCGGTCGAACTCGGCCGCCTGCAGGACGACAGCCCAAACACCGCCGAAACCGGACTGATCGATGCCCTGACCGGCTTCTTCAAGCGTTTCGCTGCAGGTGCGCTGCCCACCGAAACCATTCCACCCAACACAGAGAGCAAACCCCCAATGGATGAAGCTACAGCAACGGCTTTGACGGCCCTGGTGGAGCAGCTGCTGGTTGTCGCTGCCGGCCTTCAAGCCGTCATCGAGCCCGCCGCCGCCGATGCGCCTGAACACGATCAAGACCTGATCGATGACGTCAGCACGGCCGTGGACGAAATCGTGGCCACCGCCGAGCAAGAGCGCGAATTCCGCCGCCAGAGCAAGGGCAACCAGTCCGTACTTGCCAAGCTGGATGCACTGCAGAAGCAGTTCAGCGCCCTGCAGAACAACTCAACCGGACGCCAGTTGCCGCGCAATCCCGGCCCGGTAACCACCGTCAAAAAGCGGGTGCTCTGACATGGCTTATTCACTGAGCGCCTTCGGCGCCCAAATGTTCGCGGAGCTACAACTCGCCATCGCGGAAAGCTATGGCGTCGACCTGGCTACCAAGATGTTCAGCGTCGACCCGACCATTGCCCAGGAGCTGAATGACGCCATCACGGCTAAGTCGGACTTCCTGGAGCGGATCAACGTCATTCCGGTGACCGAGATCAAAGGTCAGAAGGTCTTCATTGGCGTGTCGGGTCCGGTCACAGGCCGCACCAACACCAAGACCACCGATCGCGAAGCCAAAGATGCGTCGTCGCTGGATCAGGACACCTACGAGCTGTCGTCGACCGAGTCTGATGTTGGCCTGCCTTACGCCAAGATCGATGCCTGGGCCAAGTTCCCGGACTTCCATCAGCGTTACTCCGCAGCTGTGCAGAAACAGATCGCGCTGGACCGCATCATGGTCGGCTTCCATGGCACCCATGCTGCCGTGCAGACCGACATCGAAAAATACCCGATGCTGCAAGACGTCAATAAAGGTTGGCTGCAACAGGCACGTGAACAGATCCCGGCGCAGGTACTCAAGGAAGGCAAGGTCGCCGGCAAAGTCACCCTTGGCGCCGGTGGCGACTATGCCAACCTCGATGCCCTGGTGCATGACACCAAACAACTGGTGGACGAACGTCTGCGCGATGCCGGCGACCTGATCGCGATCATCGGCACCGACCTGCTGGCCGCCGACAAGGCCAAGCTGTATTCGAAGCAGGGCGACACCCCGACCGAAAAAGAGCGCATCGAAGAAGCCCAGGTAATCGCCACCTACGGCGGCCTGCCGAGCTTTAGTGTGCCGTTCTTCCCGGTCAACGGTGTGGTCGTCACCAGTTGGGACAACCTGTCGATCTACTTCCAGGACTCCAGCTGGCGCAAGCAGACCGTCGACAATCCAAAGCGCTCCCGCGTTGAGGACTACAACAGCCGCAATGAAGGTTATGTGATCGAGCAGCTGGAAAAGTTCGCCATGACCGAAAACGTGGAGCTTGTGGCGTGAGTCTGGCCCTTGCGCACAAGCGCCGCACTATCGCGCTAGGAGGCGACGCCATTACGGCGGCTGCCGTCTCCGCAGCGCTTCCTTACTCGCCGGCGGAAGCCCTGAGCAGCCCCGCCAATGCACGCAAGCACCTGCTGCTGCAGGAAGCGGCCTTGGACCAGGACCTGGCGCGCTTGAGTGACCTCAAGAACCTGGCCAGCAAACAGTCGCTTAAGCGCGAAGAGCTGCTGCCCAAGTACCAGGAATACGTGCAGCGCTACTGCGAGTCGGGTTTGAACTTCCCGAACCGTGTCGCGGTGCAGGTGATGGTCTGGCTGTTCGACACCGCCCAGTTCGACGACGCCCTGGAACTGGCCGACTTCCTGATGGAGCAGGGCCAGCAGATGCCGGAGCGCTTCAAGCGCCGTGATCTGCAGACGTTTGTGGCCGACGCCGTGTGTGAGTGGGCCTACGCCGAGTACAACGCCAAGCGCAGCCCAGAGCCATACCTGTCCGACCTGCTGCCGCTGGTCGATGGTGTATGGAACCTGACGGAGCAGATCCCCAGCAAGTACCACAAGTTGATTGGCATGCGCGCCATGGAGGCCGAGCAGTGGGAAACCGCGCTCAAACACTTGGAGCGCTCCACTGAGCTGTACGCCCAGGCCGGTAACAACACCCGTATCAAAAGGATCCGCAAGGCCCTGGAAAAACAATCGGCCGCTAACCCGGCTTCCGAATAACCGACTACCCCCCCCAGCGGGGACCTGTGGAAGTGAGCCGCCCATTTATGGACCGTCCCACTGAAAACAGGCTCCCCGCCCTATTTGAGCGGTCAGCATGAGCTTTTCAGGTAAACCCACCACCTTTGTGGAACTGGCGATCGAGAATGACGGCTTTTGGCCGAGCCTCGATGTGGCTGAGTTTCAGAAGGGCTATCGCTTGCCGGCGGAATACCTGGTGGAACTGCTGACGGCTGAATTGACCACGGCGATGACCGAGGTCAACAGCGACTTGGCCACGTGCAAATCGCGTTGGCAGAACCAAGGCGTCACCACCTTGGAATCTGCTGACCCTATGGTGCTGCCCGAGCGCACATTTCAAGCAGCGACGTACAAACGCGCCGTTTACTGCAGAGCCAAAGCCAGCCTGTTGCCGCAGTTCGTGACCATCATCCGCCGCGACAGCGCCGAAAACCTGGGCAAGGAATCGCCCGATCGCCCGGAAACCTTCCTGGCATTCAGCCAACAGGCTGTTCGCTCGCTGCAGGGCCGTGGCCGCATTACGGCGGCGTTGCTATGAACAAGCTGCGCGCCCTGACCACCTACCTGATCGGCCTGAACCTGGTGCCGCCCGAGCAGATCGACAGCTGGGCCGAGCAGGTCAACCTGGATCTGATCTGGAAGGACACCACCCAAGGCCTGCACATGGGCGATATGCGTTACCGCGCAGTGGTGGTGATTGAGCGATTCGCCGGCAACCCGGCGTTGTTGATGGCGCTCCTGGGCGGCTGGTTGGAAACCCAGGATCCCGGCCGGGACGACGACCTGCCGGCGCCGACGTTCGCTGTCGACCAGGTGACCCCCGACGAAGCGGATCTGGAACTGACCTTGGAGTTCGTAGAGGCGCAGCACCTGTCCGAAGACCCCAACGGCTTGATCGAGGCCTTCGGCAAGAAGTGGGGCCTGATCGCCTTTGACCTGTGGACGGCTGAACACGGCGAGGTCCGCGGAAGTGGCGCGTAGCACATTCGAATTGGACGTTCGTGGCCACCTCCGTGTGCGCGAGCAACTAGCCCTGCTGAGCCTGCCCCCGCAACTGCGCCGGCGCTTGCTCAACAACGTTACCAAGCGCGTACGGACGATGAGCCGTAAGCGGATCCGCGAGCAGCGCAACCTGGACGGTTCGGCTTTCGCTGCGCGTAAGGGCGACGGCAAGGGCAAAAAGAAGATGGAAGCCGGCCTGGGCAAGTTGCTCCAGGTCACCAACGTGAGCGCGGACTCCGCAACCCTGGGTTGGCGTAACGCCCTGACGGGATGGGTCGCCGCGCAGCAACACCATGGTGCCTCCGAACGCCGTACCGCCGCGCAAATGCGCCGCTGGAACAAGGTGCCCGAGGGCCTGGCCGCGACCGACAAGCAGGCCAAACGACTGCGCCGCCTGGGTTTCAAGGTGCGCCAGAAGGGCAGGAAAAGCCTATCCCGGCCATCCGTGGCATGGATTCAAGAACACGTGAACTACGCCAAGGCGGGCCTGCTGATACGCATCCTGTCCGACGAAAAAGCCGAAGGCACCGGTGCGCAAAGTTGGGAAATCACCCTGCCAAAGCGCCAGTTCCTCGGCGTCAGCACCGACCGCGATACCAGCCTGCTGGTTAACCAGGTGCTTGAACAAATCCTCAACTCCCGCAAATAACGAGGCACTGCATGGCACTTGGCAACGTCAGCGTTAACAATCTCAACCTCGGCCAGGGTGCCGTGACCGAGATCGAACGCTATTTCCTGTTTATCGGCGCCGGCGCAAAGAGCGTCGGCAGCCTGATCGCCTTGAATACCGACAGCGACCTGGATTCAACGCTGGGCCTTCCTATTAGCGATCTGAAAACCCAAGTCGCGGCAGCCAAGGCCAATGGCGGCGACCGCTGGGCCTGTCTGGCTGCGCCGATCGCTGCCGATGGCGACTGGCGGGTTGCCCTGGAAAAGGCCCAGCAGCAGGGCTTTTCTGTGGAAGCCGTGGTGATCACCGCGCCGGTGGCCACTGCTGCAGAACTATCGGCCATGCATGACGCCGCGATTGCCGTCAGCAACACCTACGGTCGTCGTATGTTCGTGATGGCCAGCACAGCCGGCATTACTCCCGAACAGACCTGGGCCGACTATCTGGCCCTGCAAAAGAAAATCACCCAAGACCTGGCAGCACCGCGTGTCCTGGTCGTACCCCAGTTGCACGGTAATGACCTGGGCGTGCTGGCCGGGCGCCTGGCCAACGCGGCCGTCAGCATTGCTGACAGTCCCATGCGTGTGGCCAGTGGCGCGGTGTTGGCCCTGGGCAAAGTGCCCAGCGACAAGGACGGTGTGCCCCTGCCATCCACGATCCGTGCGGAACTCGACAAGGCGCGCTTTTCGGTCTCGCAAACCTACCCCGACTACCCGGGCGTGTTCTGGGGCGACGGCAACATGCTCGATGCACCGGCGAGCGACTTCCAGGTGGTCGAGTACCTGCGATTGGCAGACAAGGCCGCTCGCCAGGTGCGCCCGCTGCTGATCCTGCGCGTTGCCGATCGGCGCCTGAACAACACGGCCAACAGCATGGCCGCTGCCGTCAGCGCGTTTATGAAGCCGCTGCGTGCGATGGCCAAGTCGGCAACCTTTGCCGGTCAAGTGTTCCCGGGCGAGATCGAGTCCCCGAAAGACGGCGACATCGTCCTGGTCTGGCACACCAAAACCAAGGTGGAGGTGTACCTCAAGATCAAGCCCCTCAATTGCCCGAAAGACCTCACGGCGAACATCGCCCTGGACCTTTCCAACGACGATTCGGAGTAATCCCGTATGTCCCGTATTGGCGGTAAAAACTTCGACATCAACTTGGGCGACCTGCAGGTGCATGTCGAGAGCTGCACCCTGGATATCACCGACAACACCGCCGTGGCGCAAACCCGGGGCGTACCCAACGGGCACGTCGACGGCGACGTGGCGGCCAGCGGCGAATTTGAGTTCGACACCAGCAACTTCAACCTGCTGATCGAGGCCGCCCGCAATGCCGGCAGCTTTCGCCAGTTGGAGCCTTTCGACTCGGTGTTCTTTGCCAAGGCCGGTGAAGAAGAGCTGCGCATCGAGGCCTTCGGTTGCAAGTTGAAGGTCTCCAGCCTGCTGAGTGTCGACCCCAAGGGCGGCGAGAAGTCCAAGCATAAGGTGCCTTTCGAGGTCACCAGCCCAGACTTTATTCGCGTCAACGGCGTGCCGTACCTGGCGGCTGCAGAGATTGAGGGCCTGCGCTGATGGGCGATTGGCTCGACGACGCTAAGAAGATCGAGGAGCTGGAGCGCGTGCGGTTGATTCAGGCCCATCTTGCCCGCCCACACCCTTCGGGGCCGAGCCTGACCGACTGCGTGGACTGCGACTACGAAATACCGGCTGCACGCCGAGCGTTGGGGGGAATCACCCGGTGCGTGCCGTGCCAATCCCATTTTGAGCAAGGGCAGCACAGATGACCGCACGCGCCAAACCCAAGGGCACCCTGGAAAGCCGCTACGCGGTGCTTGAGCACCGCGTCAGCGACCTGGAAGAACGCCATGAAACCGTGCCTACCCGCGTCACGCGGTTGGAAGGCGAGTTCGAACACATGGCGGTACAGCTCTCGGATTTGAACGATGGCCAGCGCGAGCTGACCGCCACCGTGTCCGATATCGGAACCAAGGTCACCCGAATGTTGGCGGTGCTTACTGTGCTGGGCGTGGTCGCGCAGATGGTCGGGCCGGCGTTGCTGCGGGTGCTATTCCCATGAGTCTGCGCGGCAAGATCGCCGCCGGTGCCATTGCGTTGTGCAGCTCCACGCTGGTGGTGTTCATGGGCACCTGGGAAGGCAACGGCCAGAACACCGTCTATGCGGACAAGTTGGCCCAGGGCCTGCCGACCGTGTGCAAAGGGATCACCCGCCACACCAGCCCGTATCCGGTGGTGGTCGGTGACTACTGGTCGGACGCCCGCTGTGACGAGGTGGAGCAATTGGTGATCCGCAAAGGGCAACTGCAGCTTGCCGACTGCATCACCAACCAGCAGGTCGGCCAGAACACCTTCGACGCCTTGAGCAGCCATGGCCACAACTTCGGCACCGCCAGCACATGCGCCAGTCGCGCCGTCGGCCTGATCAATGCCGGCCGTATCAAGGACGGCTGCAAAGCGCTGGCCTGGGCCGCTGACGGTAAAACCCCGGTCTGGGCATTTGTCACCACCACCCAGGGCAAGAAGGTGTTTATCCCAGGGCTGCACGCCCGCCGGTTGGCTGAAGTGGCGCTGTGCGAGGCGGGTTTGTGATGCGTGAAGTCCTGTTTCCCCTGGTGCTGTGCCTGATCGCATTTGTGGTCTTCGACCTCTTGCAAGGCCAGCGCGATACCGCCCGCCGTGAACGCGACAACGCCCTATTTGAAGCGGCAGGCCTGCGCGAAGCGGCGCGCATCAGCGGCGAAATGCTGGCCGACCGTGACGCGATCGATCTTAAACGAACCCTGGAGCTTGCCCATGAACGCGCTTCAAACCTTGAGCTGCGCCGCGCTGTTGACGATCGCCGTCAGCGGCTGCGCGTCAACGCCACCTGCAGCACTGCAGGCACCGAAAAAGCCAGCGCCGGCGGCGTGGCTGATGCAACCACCGCCGAACTCGCAACAGACGCTCGATCGGATTATTTCACCCTCAGAGATCAGCTTGCCCACAGCAAGCAAATGATCCTGGGCCTGCAGGACTACGTACACCAGGTGTGCCTGCGCTGACCTGAAACACCCTTCAAACCCACCACCACAACGGATACGAACATGACCCAAGCCCGCGAAATCACCCTGGAAATCGGCCCCAAGGAATTCACCTTCACCCTGACGCCCCAGGACGTGACCAAGTACTTCAACGCCATGACCGCCAATAACAAGGTCGCACCGTCTTTCAACCTGCTGAGCAGCACCGTACTGCCGGCTGAAAAAGCCGGTCTGCGCGAGCTGCTGGCCAACCCAGTGATGACCATGCAAGTGGCCGGCGCGCTCCTTGAGGAGTACGCGCCCGACGTCGAAATCATCGTAAAAAAGCCCTTGAGCACGCTGACCGCCTGACCGAAGACGGCCTGGGCCAGTTGCTGGCCCTGACCAACCGTTGGCTACCTGGTGCCGAGCCCAGCATCGAGAACATGGGCACGGCCAAGTGGCTGGAAGACGAACACTGGAAACGCATGGAATTTGCCGTGGCAAGCGGCATTGCCCTTGCGTTGAACGGGTAGGAACCACATGGCCGATCGTAGCGCCCGCCTGGACTTCATCCTGGCCCTGACCGACAAGGTCACCGCGCCCCTGGGCAAGGTGAAGATGGGCTTTTCCGAGCTGACCGAGCAAAGCGAAAAGAACATCAAAACCATGGGCATGGGCCTGGCCGGTGTGACAGGCGCTTTCGTTGGCATCAATCAGTCGCTGCAGCCGGCCCTGGAGATGAACCGCGCCCTGGGCGAGGTCAAATCCCTGGGCGTGGCCGAAGATGCGCTGACTGCGCTGAATCAAAAGGCCCTAGAGTTCTCGGTGAACTATGGCGAGAACGCCCGGGATTTTGTGGCGTCGGCCTACAGCATCGAAGGCGCAATTAAGGGCCTGACAGGCAGCCAACTGGCCACCTTCACCAATACCAGCAACCTGTTGGCCAAGGCCACCAAATCCGACGCCGAGACCATGGGCGCCTACGTGGGAACCATGTACAACCTGTTCAAAGGCCAGGCTGACGCCATGGGCAAGGGCGAATGGGTTGAAAAACTCGGTGGGCAAACCGCCCTGGCGGTGCAGCTATTCCGCACCGACGGCGCCCAGCTCAAAGACGCCTTTAAGGAAGTGGGCTCGATCGCCACCGCTGCCGGCGTCGATATCGCTGAACAGTTCGCGGTAATTGGCTCGCTGAGCAGCACCATGGAAGGCGGCGACGCCGGCGGACGCTACAAGGCGTTCTTTGAAAACCTGGGCGCTGCCTCGGAAAAAATGGGGCTGAAGTTCACCGACGCCAACGGCAAAGCGCTGCCCATGCTGCAGATTATGGACAAGCTGCAGGGCAAACTGGGCGATCTGACCGGCGCGTCGGCCAGCGCCAAGCTGATGGAAGCGTTCGGCGGGGAGGGTGCCCAGGTGATCAACTCCCTGGCCAAGGACACCGATCGCCTGCGCAACGGCATGGACAAGCTGGGCAAGGTACGCGGCCTGGAGGATGCGCAGAACATGGCCATGGCCATGGTTGACCCGTGGCAGCAGTTCGCGGCGGCGGTCGAGGCGCTGCGTATTGCCTTTGGCCAGGCGCTGATCCCGATCCTGACCCCGTTGATGGCCAAGCTGTCCGGCATCGCCGGCACCATGACGCGCTGGACCCAGATGTTCCCCAACATCACCCGGGTGATCGGCATCGTTACGCTGACGATCCTGGCGCTGATTGCGGCCATGTCCCTGCTGACGTTCGCCGTCGGCGCCGGCCGCATGGTCTGGCTGGCCATGGTCACCGTCTGGAAGGTGGTGCAGTTGATGAGCCTGCGCACTGCTGCCGGGTTCGTGCTGCAGAAGCTGATCATGCTGACCTATATCACCATGGTGTATGGCCTGACGGCCGCCCTGGGCGTGGTTCGCGGTGTGATGCTCATGTGGCAGGGCGCGATCTGGCTGGTCAATGCGGCGCTGCTGGCCAACCCGGTCGCCTGGATCGTGATCGGCGTCTTGGCCCTGGTCGCGGCGGTGATTGCTGCCGTCGTGTACTGGGACGAGTGGACCGCCGCACTGATGAACAGCGAGGCGTTCAAGTGGGTCAGTGACCAGCTCACCGCGCTGTCGGACTGGTTCGCCTCAATGGGCGGTTGGTCCGGGATGGCCAAGGCGGCGTGGGACGGCATCGTCGCGATCTTTCATACGGCGATCAACAACCTGATCGAGATGCTGAACAAGATCCCCGGCGTCGACATTGAAACCCGCTTTGGCGCCATGCCCGAGGTGCCCGGTACTGACATCGGCGTTAACACCGTGGACGCCACTGCAGCGGCGCAGAAAGCCCAGCAGACCATCAATGCAGCCATTCCAAGCCTGTCGCCGGCGCGGCCCAACGCGGTCCCCCAGGGCGGGCTGCTGACCAGCATCCAGAACAACCAGACGCAGAACAAAGGCATGCAGGTGCAAAAGGTCGAGATCCACACCAGCAAGCCTATGACCCCGCTGGAAATGGAAAACATGGTTGCCATGTCGGTGGGCGGATGAGCGAGTACATCGACCTGTTGATCGCCGGCAACGACCTGGTGCTGGACCCGTCGCGTCAGCCGCTGCTGATCGATGACCGGGCGAGCATCGCCCAAGATATCGCCCACATGATCCGCGACAGCGGCTTGCTGGTCACCCTGGTGGCCGAGCGCGATCGGCTCAAGCAACGCGACTGCATCCAGCAACTGGAACTGCTGGTGGAGGCGGACGAACGCCTGGTACCGGGCACCGCGCAGATCACCCAGCTGCAGCCCGGCCAGTACCTGGTCACGGCGACCACCCTGAAATTCGGCAACATCGAGGTGACTTTGTGAGTGACGTAGATTTCAAGCAGGCGTTGGCCGACGCCGGCATTCCCACGACCGAAGTGGGGCTGCTGCAGGAGTGGGAAAAAGAGGTAGCTGCCCAGGGCAGCAAATTGAGCAACACCAGCGCCTATTCGCCGTTCTGGCGCGTGGTGCGCGCCCTGGTGACCAAGCCGGTGCTGTGGATCCTGGAATTTTTCGTGGCCACGGTGCTGCCCAACTTTTTCGTCAAGACTGCTGTAGACGCCTGGCTCGATATGCTGGCCTGGGCCGTCAATGTCGAGCGTAAGGGCGCAACCAAGGCCAAGGGCTTTTTGCTGTTCACCCGTGAAGCCGCCGGCGGCGCCCTGGAAGTACCGGCCGGAACGCTGGTGCAGTCCGCATCGATCAACGGCCACATCTACCAGGTGGTGACCACCGACGTGGGGGTGTTTGCGGACGGGCTGATGCAGCTGCAGATCCCGGTCGAGGCAGTCGACACCGGCGCCGGGTTCAACCTGGCCCCGGGTTATTACGCGATCCTGCCGGTTCCGGTACCGGGCATTGCCCAGGTGGTGAACAGCGATGGCTGGTTGACCACACCAGGTGCAGATCCTGAACCCAACGACGAACTGCGTTTGCGCACCCGTAACCAGTTCTCGGCGGTCAACCAGTGGCACACCGACGCGGTATATCGCGCCCTGATTTCGGCGTTCCCAGGTGTGCGTCCGGATGGCGTGTATTTCCAGCACGGCGCGCCGCGTGGCCCGGGCAGTGCCAATGCCTTTGTGTTGTTCGACGCTGACGTGCCGGCGGCGACTTATCTGGCACAAATCAACGCGCATATCCGCGACCAGGGCAACCATGGCCATGGCGATGATCTGTTGGTGTTGGTCATGCCAGAAACGCAGCATGTGGTGAAGCTGGAGATCTGGCCACGCTCGACCTTGACCACCGAACAGCGTGCAACCCTCAAGGGCAACGCTGCCCTGTTTGTACGAGCGGCCTTTCGTGAGAGCACCGCCACGGACTTCCAGCCGACGCTGACCTATCCCCAGTCGCGTTTCTCTTTTAGCCGCCTCGGTGAAGAGCTTCACCAGCAGTTCGCCGGCATTGAGTCACTGCGCTTTGCCACGGCCGACATCATCAGCGAGCTGAACATTCCGCGGATCCAGAGCCTGGAGGTGGTGCTGCATGATTAAGATCGATCTGCCGTTCTGGCTCGATGGCACCGAGCTGGCCAAGCTCAAAGCGGCCGCCCAGTCCTGGTGGGCACGCGTCGAGGGCTGGTTGCGCTGGCCGCTGCTGCAGATGGACGCGGACACCTGCCATATCACCGTGTTGGACCTGCTGGCCTGGCAGCGCGATATCACCCGTTTCAAGGGCGAACCCGAGAGCTTGTATCGCTTGCGGGTCAAGTACGCCTTTATCAATGCCGTGGACGCCGGCAGCACCGCCGGCATGAAGCGCATCCTGGAACGCCTGGGCGTTGGTTACGTCGAGATCGAGGAGCGCCAGGCCGGCCGCGATTGGGATGTGGTGCTGCTGCGTTTCTCGGACTCGCAACTGTCGCAAAACCCTGAGCTGCTGCGCGTGCTGATCCAGCAATACGGCCGCACCTGCCGACGTTATGACTTTTCCACCATCACACCGGTCCCGGTGCAGATCGCCCTTGTTCACTTCCACGACGATCAGCAAACGCTGGTCGCCAGCCTTTAGGAGCCCTCATGGGAGCCAGTATTACCCTTGCAGGTGAAAGCCTGATCGCCCAGCGACAAGCCGCCGGCACTGGGCTGAAAGTCAGCCGGTTCATTTTTGCCAACGTGCCGGGGTTGAACCCCAGCAATCCAGTGGACCGCGCGGCACCAAAGCCAGCGGCGGCGCAGATCGTCTATGCGCACGATATCCCGGCCGCCCACGCTGGGTACGTGAACCCCAATCAGGTGGTGTACAGCGCGCAGATCGGCTCTGACGTTGGCGACTGGGACTTCAACTGGATCGGGCTGGAGACTGTCGACGGTGTGCTGTTCGCGGTGGCCTATGTGCCCACCCAGCAAAAGCGCCGCAACATCCCGCCGCAGCAGATCGGCAACAACCTGACCCGCAACATGCTGTTGGTGTTTGACGGTGCCCAAGGGCTGACCGGAATCACCATCGACGCCAAAACCTGGCAGCACGATTTCACCGTGCGCCTGGCCGGCATCGATGAGCGCGAGCGTCTGAGCAACCGCGACGTGTTTGGCCGTGCGTGTTTCTTCGGCAGCGCGCTGCAGGTGGAAAAGGTCGGCGGCGCGTACCAGGTGAAACCGGGCACCGCCTATATCGAGGGCATTCGCCTGGAGCGGGCGACCGCGCTTCCGATCGTACCGCCGGCACTGCCGACCACGGCCTGGTTGGATATTGCGCTGCAGCGGCAGTTGAGCGATGTGGTGGCCAACTGGCAGGTGGTGTTCGGCGCCGCTCGCCCGGACTACACCGACAGTGCCGGCGTGAAGCACTACTGCATCCCCCTGGCGGATCTGCTCAATGCCAACACCATTACTGATCGCCGCCCCGCGGAGCCCATCGCCGGCTCGCTGGTGCAACACTTCGCCGCCCGGACAGGGGATTACGCGAACCTGCGCGCCCGTGCCACCACCAAAGAAGACGTAGACCTGGGCAATCTGCCCAATGCGATCACTGATGACACAGCGAGCGATAGCAGCAGCGTGTTGGCCAGCACCAAGATGGTGGCGACAGTAAAGCAGCAGTTGAATACGGAAATTGGCAAGAAAGTCAGTAAGACCGACGTATTTACTAAGCCGGAAAGTGATGAGCGCTTTGTCCGCATGGGCGGCACCTGGAACTACGCCACCTACTTTGCGGTAGGCAGTCTGCCCACGTTGGCGGCCGCAGGTAACTACGAACAGGCGCATGCCTCGATTTGTGTCTCCAACGCAGGTGTGGCAGCAGCTCCAGCTGCCATTGCGTTCCTTCGTGGTGGTTCATACGGCACCTTCTTTGGTCTGGACACTGATAACCAGTTTGCCTTTGGTGGTTGGTCAGCGGGGAACAGACGCTATCGTTTCTGGACTGAGGCGAATTTCAACCCTGATACCAAAGCAGACAATGTTCAGGCCACTGAGGCAGCCCACGGTATTGCCCGAGTCGCAACGGCCGCCCAGGTCAATGCCGGAGCCGACGACACCACGTTCGTCACCCCCAAAAAACTGCGGATGGGCGTCTCTTTTTCCCTGGGTGTTACGGGCTATATTGCCTTTCCAAGTTGGCTGGGTGGGCTGGTTCTGCAGTGGGGGTACGGGACCGAAACGCACAGCGACACCGGTTTTCGTTTCTTTCCCATGGCGTTCCCAACGGCGGCTGTGGCCATGCTGGCCATGGCGAATTTCGCTCATAACGCCAGTACCTGGGTAATTGTGCCGGACCGCTCGAAATACTTGATGGGCCTGGGCGGTGACTACGTCAACGGCAGCGCAACCAACTCCCTTTTTTGGATCGCCATCGGCTATTAGGAGCTTGAAGCCATGCTGTATTTCTCTGCTACCGACGGTTTCCTATCGTCAAAAATTCACGGCAAGAACATCCCCGCCGACGCGGTGAAGATCACTGATGCGGCCTACGCGGATCTTCTGAGCGCTCAAAACAGTGGCCAGCTGATTCAACTAAACGCTGATGGCGTGCCGGTTGCCATGGCCGCGCCTGGTCCAACCGATGACCAGCTGGCAATCACCGAGCGAGCATGGCGTGACCAGGCGTTGTCGGTTGCTATCGGGCTGCGCGATCGCCACCGCGACCAGTTGGAGATCGACGCGCCGACGACACTGAGTGACGAGCAATTCAAAGAGTTGCTGCAGTACATGCAAACACTGCGCGACTGGCCGCAATCGTCAGGCTTTCCGCACACCGGGCGCCCCTCGGTGCCGACCTGGATGGCTGACGAATGAGCTGGGCACCGGTGACCATGCGCTGGCCCGAGCAGTCCACCCAATGGATGGGGCAAATGGCTGCGGCCCAAGACCTGGCCGGTGGCGAGCTGACCAGCACCACGAAGCGTCTGGCGGGACTGAACGGCATGACTAGCACCAACCCGGGGCCGGTGGGTGACGCCGCCAAAGGCGCGATCCTGGCCGGCCGCGCCGCGCTGGCTGGGCAGATGGGCGAAGCCCCGGCGTGCTTGACCGTGACGCCGTTTCAAAGCGGTATAGGCCAGGGCCGTGGCCACCAGCGGTTTCTGTCTGCGCCCAACTTGCTGCAGCAGCTGGCCGCCAAACTGGTAGACGCCAGCGACAACGGCCGACCGGCTGGCCCTCAATACGCGCTGTCGTTGATGTTCCTGGGCACACGGCTGGACCAGTTTGCCGAGACCCTGGCGCGCTTCAATGCACTATTGCCGATCCCTGACCTGGTGCGCGCTGAACGCCGTGCGCGGAACCTGTCGCGCCTGGAGACTGACAAGTGGGAGATCCCCAGCGCTGGGCCGTTGCCGCGTTGGTCGGCGCTGCCCCTGGAGCGTTGCACGGTGGTCAAGGCCGCCAAGCAATCGATGGCCGGACAGATCGCCGTCCTGGAGAGCTATGCAGCCGACAGCTCGCCCATGGAGGATTTGGCCGCGCTGGCCGGTCGCAAAGCTGCCCAGCAGCAGGGCCGCGACAAACAGCTGAATGATCTGAAAGCCTTGCTGGCCGATGGCAACGCTGATCACAGCATGCGTGCGCGGACCTTGGGCCCCGGCGACAACAACGAATTGCGCCGCGCCTTGCTTGAAGGCGATGCACCTGGTCATGAGTGGGTGTTGTGCGCCGGCGTGCTGTTGGTGGGATCGAGGGACGGTTTGAGCTTTGTTCGGGAGCTGGTGGGCCTATGACCCTACTTCTCGATGGCCAGCAGATCCTGGGAAAACACCTGAAAATCACCGCCAACCTACGTATTGAAAGCGACGATCTGTCGGGGCAGACCAGCAACAGCCAGACCGCGCACAAGGGGTTCAAGCCCAAAACCCTGACGGTCTCCCTAATGATCCCCTTCGTTGACCAGGTGCAACTGCGCAGCCTGATGCGTTTGGCCGAAGCCACGGCCGGCGGTGGTCAGCTTAAGATGTATCGCATCGTCAACGACACCGCTGCCGCGTTCGGGATTCGCGAAGTGCAGTTCTCTGACGGCGTCAGTGCCCGGGAAGACGACACGCTAAGTGCCTGGCTGGTGCAGTTCACCTTGTCTGAAAAACTCTCCAACCCTGAACGCGTGGAGAGTCGCCGTGCTGCCAAAGGCGTGACGTCGCAATCTGGCCCAGGTTCGGCGGTGGGCGGCGCGGCTGGTGGCGATGGCAGCGGTACACCCGGGGAACTGAGCGGCTTCGAACGCACCTTGAAAAAGGTGGATGACTGGCTGGCCCCGACGCCATGAAACTTCACAAGGTACTGACCATCAGTGGCACGCCTTACGCGCTGATCAAAGACGAAGTACGGCTGGAGATCAAAAGCCCCGGCCGGGCGACCTTTACCATCCAGGCAGACGGGCCGGTCAAAGGCCTGGTAACGCTCGATTTCGGCTACAACGACAACCCGCTGCAGCGCCACTTCATCGGCTTTGTTGAGCGCTCCACGGCGATCAACAGCGTGCAGCAGATCCTGGTCTGTCGCGAACTGGCGGCGATCCTATCGCAGCCTATGCCGTTGAACCTGCGCCATGTCGACCTAGAGGGCGTCCTGGCCGAGGTCAGCGACAAGACCGGCTTGCGCTTCCGCGTGCCGGACCAGGCCTACTCCAAGGTCAAGGCGCCGTTTTTCTATAGCCTGGCCGCCGGTTATCTGGCCATGGACAGCCTGGCCAGCGTGTTCAGCATCCCCGACTTTATCTGGCAGCAGCAGGGTGACGGCGAAGTATTTGTGGGCAGTTGGGCCGACAGCTTCTTCGGCATCCGCTCGCCGCTGCAGCTACCCGTCGAACTGTTCGACGGCTACCAGGGCAACCAGAGCGCAATGATCGCGGCCCTACCAGGACTGCGCCCAGGTGCAACCATCAACCAGGGCGAGAGGATCACCAGCGTGACCCTTGCCGGCAACCAAATGGCGATCAAATGGACGACGCAATCCGTCGCAGCGTAGAGCGGCAATTCCCTGAACTGACCGGCGGCTACCATCTGCCACGCTTTGGCCGCGTGGTCGCCGTACCCGATGCGCCGGCCGCACCTGGTCTGTGTGACGACTTCCGGCCACGCTTTGGCGTCGACGTGGAAGTGCTGCTGCCCGATGGCGAGCCGGATCCGGCGCTGCCGATCCTGACTGGCCTGCCACTGCCGGCGCCGATGGGCGGGCAAGAGGCGGGGATGTTTGGCTTTCCGGAGGAGGGCACCACCGTCGTGGTCAGCTTTGCCTACGGCCTGCCGCATAAGCCCTTTATCACCCAGATCCTGCCTCACGGCCTGAGCCTGCCCCGGGTGCCGAAGGGTGACCAGGTGTGGCAGCACAGCGAGTCCTGCCAGCAGCGCGTCGACGCCAATGGCAACTGGCTGCGCCAGACCGACGGCAAGATCCAGGACAAGGCGATTGAGCGGGAAGTGGAGGCGATGCAGAACACTGAGAGCTTTCAGAGTCACACCAGGACGGTGGACGACCATTCAACCGAATCGGTGGGCGGGATCAAGAAGATCGAGGCGCTGGGGGCACTCAAGTTGCTGTCGGGTGGGTCTGCGAGCCTGGCGGCGGTGGATGATCTGCACCAAGCGACCGGGCGGGATTTGAACCTGGTGGTGGGGCAGAAGCATAACGCCATGGTGGGCGGCCATATGGAGGAAAGGATTCAGGGACTGCGCAAGAGCGTTGCCGGAGTTAGCCAAGAGCTGCACGCGCCGAAAAACTGGATCGGGTCAGAAGGTGTAAACCTGTTCCAAGTGGTGTGCGACATTCTCGACCTGCTGCAGCAAATGAACATGCAACTCGCTGCACACACTCATGGAGCAGCACCAGTACCTGGCAATGCCGCTGTTTTTACAAGTGAAGCGGCACGGGCAGGAGTGCTAGCTAATTCGCTCAAAGTAATAACGCTTTAAAAAAGCCAACGAATACAAGCGATGATCAGCAATGCCATGCCGACGACCGCACCGTAAAATACAGGGCGACCAATCCATGGATGCGTGAGAGCCATAACTCCTATGTTTGTCTTAGGTTTATTGATATCCCAGTCAGATTTAATGATCTCGCCTTTTTCAATAAATGGCTTCCAATATGTTTCTATGTGATTGTTTTTGTTCTCAAAAAAATCACTGTGACCGTAGTCAAAATATCGATCTATTACATGGGGGCTCTGAAAGCCCTTTCGGCCCGAACTACCATATCCAAAACTTGTGAAGGTAGCCATGACAGGGTAGAAATCCCGCGTCCCTACGTCATTTATAATAGAGTTTGGCTGCATTCCGCGAGTGTAGTGTCCCCAGTTATAGTTGGTAGGAACAATGCTGCCGCACAATATGATTCTTTCGAGTCGAATGTCAGGGCATTTCGGCAGGATCTGACTCAAAATATAGCTGCCAAAGCTATGAGCAATGACCATTAGTTTTGCCATTGGCTCCATTGCCCGAGCATCGCGAATATCTTGCATTATTTTATTAATAGGCGTGCTTCTTACAGGAGAGGCAAGTTGCAGGGGCGAAACAAAGTTGTAGCCTAGCGGGGTAACATTAGTGTTCTGCAGCTTCCCAATTTCTGACTTCACATGCTGGTGCCAAGCACCATCAGTTTGGATGCCATGTATGCATAAAACAACAATGGCGTCCGGACTGTCCTGAACTCCCGAAATTTTGGCATCGAGCATGCCGTCAAAAAGCTCCAGATGATCTTCCGGAATCTGAGCCCTTATCAGTTGCAACTGACTAAATCTTTTTTCTGGAATAGTGTTTTGCCAGGTTTTCTCAAGTAATTCAAAAACTTCAACCGGCTTCATTAGTCACCAATACGTATGAGGACTCAATGTTGTCGTAAGACACTTCAACCTCTATGTCGCGTACAGGGTCTCGCACGACCGCAGGTAAGTCGGCATATGAAGGGAATGTCAGGCCGCTCCCAGAAGGGAAGCGAACTAAAATCTGTCTGCGGAAAATTTTAGCCTCAATCAATATTGAAGTAAGTCGCGCAAGACGCGATGAACTACCAGCTTGCATGATTTCAAACATTCTGGACGGGTCTAATCTTATTTTAAGGACGGCATCACCCCTCCGGGATTCAAAGTCTCCCAGATATTGTTCCATCCTACGCAGTGCTTCCGCATCTTGCGGATAGCTACTAATTAAGGGCGATAACTTTTCCGCGAACATAAGAGTATTCCTCTGCGGAGCATGCGACTGGTATAGCAAACTCGTTAACATCGCCACTGATCAGTAGGTGAATTTCACGCTGCGGATCAGTGTTAGGTATCTTAACGTAAACGTTCGTTCCCGTCACATGGCCGTCACTGGCCAGGAAGCTGTCAAGTGCTGCCATTGAACCGCCATCGGACGAAAGGTTGTCGTCTTGAGACGACGACGAAATCTGCATCACTGCACCCAGATCGTTCTTCGCTGTCGAGTTGCTATAACGGATATCGTCAGCAAGGATTGCTCGATCTGTCAATATTTTGGTTTTCGCATTATTAAGTGAGACCCATGTAAAACCGTCTTGAGGAATGAAGAGACGGATTTTTGAAAGAAGTTCTCTAACCAGATTTGTGTACTTTGTTTGTGTGTCTTGAGACGCAATTCGCAACTCAAGCAAACCTTCGTGATTTAGTGTTGCGACATTAACAGCCCGCTTTTCAGTAAAGCTGTAATTTTTAGTAATCACGCCAGCGGCTCGGTCAATAGTTTCCGAGTTAAAAGTTCTGATCATCCGCTTCTCAACGATTTTTATCGTGAGGCTAGCTGGAATTCTGGCTGGGTCAGGTTGAAATAGGCGAATATCTACAATCGTAGCTTGGTCAGGTAGTTCGAGATCCAATGGAGTCTCTAATAGATCCTCAAGCCCCTGCTCCTGCGCGATTGCTCTAATTCGAACAGGGGACATTAATCCTTGAGCCCGGGCAGGAGTACACTGATACAAAAAGGTATGCTGCCGACCATACTCCTCAACTTGCTGGAGGAGCGTCCTAAATTCATTGACAGTAAATTTTTGCTGATGCAGCGCAGGCAATATGCGCTTGTCGTACAGCTCATCCCAGTTCGCAGCAGAGACGGGAACGCCTTTACTTTTTAAGAAGTCGCGTACGGTCTGTTGATTAGTGGCCTGTTTGATAAGGCTAAAAATCACGACTGAAAGTTTTTTGTCGGCCTCGCTAAGCACTGCTATACCCCCATCTTTTTGGCAATTTTTTACTGCGCACATTGGTGCGAGGCCGATGGTTGGCTAGCTTGGGATTTTTGCGTCCTGGCTACCTTTTTCGTTCCGTCGTTCCCTGATGGCATTTTTCCCTATCCCGTGCTGAGGCACAACACAAATCAACACGAACCAACTCAATGCTGACCCTATCGGACGTTTTGGGCGGCCGCGAAAATTCAGCGGACTCATTACCCTCCATTAGCCATTCGGTCAAAAGATGATGGGTTGAGAAAAAAGTTTTGGAAAAAGCACTTATCCCCCTCCCGCCGACGGGGTTTGTTTCCTTTTTTTGTGCAACGTCGGAAGTAGTGCAAACGAAGCTGCAGCCCAAGCGGGCCGTGGGGCTTTGCAGGTGATCGGCAGTTTCACAGATTGCAAAGTTTTGAAGAGAAATGCAGCGCGGCTGCACAAGAGTGCGATGGGTGTACTTCAACAGCGGAAAGCTGAAGTCCCCGGCGCCATTGGGCGAAAAAATGAAAAACACCGTAATTCGTGGGTTTTCATTTTCAAATGGGCTCTTCTTAAGGCGCCTCGCTGATCAATGGCCGATATGCGTTTCTGCTCTGGAGCCCCGACTACTGTGGGCTGTAGCCGATGTGCCCCATTACAGAGAGTTTCACACCGATTCAGAGGCGGCCAAGCGAAGGTGGGGTAGTTCATTCAGCTTCTGCAGGCGTGTGAATTCATTCTTCACAACTGGAATCAGCAGACGTTCCAGCGCATCACGCAGCTTTGTTGCCTGCTCCTCGGTCAGCTTTTTAACCGAGCCAGTAACGCTGCTGGCGCAAAGGACGTTGGCGGGAAGAATGCCCAACATATCCATGGAGCCGTCAATGTAGCCGTCCAGGTATTCCTGCCGTTTGAACAGTACCGAGCTTTCAGGGGCTTCCTGGTAATCCCAATGAACCTCCCAAGTCGAACTGTTCTTCTTTATTTCAATGATGGGTTCCGCTGCTTGGGACGCTGGCTTACGCATGCTTGCTTCCTTCGATCAGTGCGCGACGCAGCATTCTGAGCGTTAGCTTCGAGGCGTCCGCATTAATGTTTATTTAGGTTGACCCTCAAATCCCTGTCAGATCATGGATATCTGTCAGCGAGTGCCCTACAGGCCCCGTGTTTACTGGGGTTCAGCTCTGACAGCGGGGTTGGATGTTTGCGTCAGTTCTTCCCTAGAAAATAAAAAATCGTTATAAATCAAACAGTTGAAAACAGAAAAACTGACACTGCTGTTTTGTCAGGTTTTGACAGGTCGCTGACAGCTTTCTGACAGTGATGCAAAACGCTCAAAGGCTTGAAATACAAGGGTTACAGAGTAGAGAAATATAAAACTGACAAATCTGACAGGCTTTTAAGGGGTCAACCTTAATTTTTTTTCGCTTCACATAAGGGGCGTTTGATCACACGCGTACACATCGCAAAGGCTCTAAAAACTTTGCCTATCACACCGTGACACTTCTACTCTCACCCCCCCAGCTACTCAGCTGAGAGCAACCCCCCGTTCTGTGCGTTTTGATGGCCATGGGAGCGCTTGTTACGTCTAGCGCAAAAAAACAAGGGCCTGCATCGCTGCAAGCCCTTGATTTATATGGTGCTGCACCAGGAGTTGAACCCGGGACCTACTGTTTACAAGGAAGGTGCTTCATACATACGAGCAATGACGGCCCATCTCCTCGACAGGATGCGCATTTACTGGAGTGGAGCCAAGGGCGAAGGAATCGCACTCTAATTATCAGCAATGGGCAGAGATTGCCTTCATCGTGCTCAGCATTAAAACAACCTACGCGGCTCGTTGTTCTGAACGCCTTGGAATTGGGGTTTGGGTGGATTCTGCAGGCCAATCCCGCCAATTCGTACAATGATAGGAACCAAACTTCTGTTCTGAAAAACGGTGTGCTCTTTTCCCCAGTGAATAACAATAAGCCGAGCACCAGGCGGGTCATCTTTGCCGACTAGCGGCGTGATCCTGGTTGAGCCTGCAGCGGTGTAAACGATAATCCAGTCGCCGGGATTCGCCTCCCCATACCCGAACCAGAGCATGTGGTCTTTAACTGGCGTAGCCTGCCCCTCTAAACCTCCCAAGCCGATGAACAAGCAGTACTCGGAGAGATCACAGTACTCTTCGACTGAGATTGCAATGTGCTCTTCGTTAGGAAGTCCGTGGCTAGCCACATGAATAATTTGGAGGCTTTCGACCCTTTCCATGCTCATTCTGATTTACCTCGGAATCCGAAAAAATTCACTACGAGCAGTGCAGCGGCGGCGATTGCGATAACAACCGAAATGTTCAGGTTGCTTTTGTAGAGATCGATGGCCACTGAGAATAGGACTGGACTCAAAAAGGCAGAGGTCTGCTTGATCCTATTGGTACTGCGAAGGTTTGCCAGGCGCTCTTCGAGTCTGATTTTTTGGGATGTGAGAGCGTTGAGCGTTGCTGTGACCGACTCAAGTTTTTCTTGGGCAGCTGTAGCAGCGGCTTTAGCCTGTTCTTTTTCGTGCGAAAAGTGGTTGATCATCGCAGCAAACATAGGAGCGCCCAGCTCACCCCCGAACTTATTAGGTCTGGCGGCTGCTAGGCCGAGCATAGCCTTTTCTATGTACTGCCCCGTTAGGGGAGGGGTCGCAGATCCGCCGATATCCTCAACGAGGCCGGCTTGTTGGGTACCGCTGACACCAGTATCTGAAGGGCTGGGCGCTTGAGTGCTGCTATCCAT